AGAATTCGTGTAGTATTATATATATGGATGTCGTTATGGCAGATTTTGGACAACAACGAGTAAGGATGAAAAGTTGTGAAGAAAAGAAGTGAAGAAGAGTATTTTGATTTTATAGCAGGACTCAGAGATGGGTGTGTACTTTTAATGGGTATTATTGGAATATCTTTAATGGTTACACTAGGTGGTTGTGGAAACACAATTAGTGGTCTTGGTCAAGATATTAAAGATGTTGGGACAAAGGTTTCTGATTGGCAGAACAAAAAACCCATAGAAAAGAAGGCATCGAAATGATGTTTAGATTTCTCATCGGAATAGTTACAGGTGTGATAGTTACGGTATTTTACCCTGACATTATACCAGTTGTGAAAAATGTATTTCTAGACACTGGTGCTAGAGATATTGCGGTTGAAACATTGAAAGGAATTAAATGATGAACGCAAAACTACTGGCAGGGGTTTCTATCCTTGCTTTAACCTTGGGTGCTTGTCAAACGACAGATGACCCAAAATTACCTATCAATTCAAAAATATTGAAGTATAAGACGGACAGTGCTAAGTATGCAACTTCTATTATACCTGATTGGTATGAAGAGATGCCCTCAAAAAAGGGTTCTATCTTTACTGTTGGTTCAGCAACAGCACCTGACCTTCAACTTGCAGTTGATATTGCTACTTTGAATGGTAAGGTTGTCCTTGCTGATAGAATTAATGGTAAATTGTCTTCAATGACAAAATCATTTATTGCTAAATTTGGGCAGTCTGATATTAACGCAACGGTGTTGACAGAAATTGAAAAGGTTGCAAAGAATGTTGTAGCAACAGTCGATGTTGCTGGTTATGCCCCTGCTAAAGTTAAAGTATATCCAGCAGGGACACAGTTTCGTGCATTTGTTCTTTTGGAATATTCCAATAAGGAAGCATATAAAATCATTATGAATCGATTGCGTAAGGATCGTATGGTTTATTCTCGGTTACGTTCTACCGAAGCATGGAAAGAACTTGAACGAGAAGTAGAAATCCAAGAAAAGAAGGATGAAGCACAGTCACTCACAAATCTTGAAAAAGTAATCAAGAAAAATAGAGAAGTGACCGTTGAAAAACCTACTACTTAGTTCTGTTTTAGTTCTCACTCTGAGTGGGTGTTTGATGCCATCAGGCATTAACCCCTCTTTAGGGTGTGGTCCTTTTGGATGTAGAGAGAAGGATTACTACCTTCCAGGAAAAGGTGTTTGGGCTCCCAAACCAATGATTAGAAGTAAGGCATTATTTGGTGCCATAGGAGGATCAGCAGTTGGAGCATATGTTGGTGCGAAAGGTGGCAGTCCTTTATCAACTGCCGTAGGTTCAGTTGTTGGTCTTTTTATTGGTTATGAGATTGGAACAACATTTGATAAGATAGATCAGATACACACTGCATTGTTATGGCAACGTGTGCTTGATAAAAATCCAGACGGGATACCCAGCTCTTGGAGAAGTCCATATAAACCAATATCTATTGTTGCAACCCCAATTTCCACAAATGGAGATTGTCGGGAATTTGTCACAGAGGTTATCGTTGATGGAAAGATGAAAAAATTAGTTGGAACTGCTTGTAAAATTAACGGAGAATGGGAAGTAAAGGAAATGAACTCATGATAAAGGAGATAGAAAAATGATTTTAGGTTTAACAATAATAGGTGGCATCATAGTAGCAAATGTAGTGCTCACCGCAGTCATGCTGGCATTTTAAAATGAAAGTTGATGTACGAAACAACAATGTAGACAAGGCATTGAGGATACTTAAAAAGAAACTTCAACAAGATGGTATGTTTAATGAATTAAGGAAGAGGGAATTTTTTGAGTCTAAAGGGACTAAACGTAGACACGCACAAGCTGCTGGTAAACGGAGAGCACAAAAAGATGCCCAGAAACGACTTGAGGAGTTTGGTTTTTAATGGCAAAAATAAAGAATAGCAGAGGCAAGCCATCTCATTGTAATACTAAAAAACCAAGAGATCCAGAATTAGTTGAGCTCTGGCAGAAAAAACTAGAAAAGAAGAAAAATGGTACATGACATTAAAACAAGTACTCCGTTAAAAGAACATCATCCCCCTACATGGTGGATTAAATGGGTATCATCAGTTATAATTGTTTTTGCAATGATTGCGACTACGAATAACTTGTATCCATATAATATGTTTCTACAATTTCTTGGAGTTGCTGGTTGGTTGTGGGTTGCGATTGTTTGGAATGATCGTGCGTTGATAATTATAAATGCGGTTGCGTGTGCAATTTTTATTAACGGTATGGTAATGTATGTATTAGAGTTGTTAAAAGCAGGATAAATATAGATATGAACACTGTAAAAAATATGTTAATACAAGAGAAACCATCTGATATAGATTTGGACAAGATATTAGAAGAACTGAAATGTCTCCCAACCTATGAGACACAGATATGTCTTCAAGGTGTAGAGGGTAGTGATGATCCATTTTTGGGATGCGGTGTAGGTGGTGGAAAAAATAGTTGGGAAAGAAAACAGAAACATGATTATCATACAAAGGATTTCAAATTTCCTCTATTTGATAATATGCCATATATAAATGGACTTATGTTAGGATTTGATATGACGCATACAAGAGCAATGATTTTGAAACCAAAGACTTGCTATAGTTATCATAAAGACCGTACAAAGAGAATCCATATCCCAGTATATACAAATGAAGATTGTTGGTTGATTTTAAACAAAAGAGTGTTTCATACACCAGCAAACGGTAATTACTATGTTGTGGATACAACGTATCAGCATACCGCTGTAAATACCTCACAAGAAGATAGATTACATATTTTAGGAAATATTAATGACACGTAAAATTGAAGTCAAGACTGATAATAGTACTTGGCAAGCACCCAAGATACGTAAGAAACGTAAACCCATGACTGAAGAACAACGGGACGCCGCATCTAAACGTCTAGAGAAGGCAAGGGCAAAACGTGCAGAGAAAAATCCTGATTTTGGACAGAGTGGGATACATCCCACTTTACGGGACTTGCCTGATGATCATCCTGCTCATCCAAAAAAGGTTAAACAGTGGATCAAAACACAGAAAGAACTTGCAAGTTCTGAACGTGCTGGTGTTAAACAAGGAATTAAAGGAGCATATGCTAGGCAATGTGACCATGAAGGATATGTTCGCAATATGCTAAAATATTTGCGTGATGGAGATTGGATTGACAACTTTTGGGGGGAGCATCAGGAAAAAAGAACACAACCGAAATGTGTTGCTCTTGCTTATGACAATGAAGGAAATCCCAAACGTGATGTGGGTACTTGGTATCCAGATATAGGAATGGTTTATACACAAGAAATGTTCAACGAAGACAAGGGAATAGAAAATGTCAGAAAAGAACGGGCAACCAAAGAACGAAAACGTAATACAGGGACCGTGGAAAAAAAGAAACGTAAAAGTCCCAAACGAAGAAGCCGTAAAACTTCGTGAGCAAGTGTTATTTGCAGAAGAATTAACTGAACAGTTAATGATACAGATGATACATACCATTCATGAGAATGGTTTTGATGTAGATTCTAATGATTTTTTACATGATATGGGATTCATAATAGAGTGTGCCAAAAGTGTAATATTCAGAGAAATGGGATTACTACATCCAATGAGTGATATTATGAAAGAATTGACAGTTTCTACCATAGATGAAACTAATACATTGTCAACAGAATTGGATATACATAAGGTTGTTAAGACAACACAATTTATAAGTGAGTTAGATGATGGACCAGAAATGGCATGAAGTATTCAGTCCTACGATTTTAGAAACCTCTGTACCAGAGAAGTTCGTTAAAATTGTAAATAAGGTTGGAGACAAGATACTAAGTAGTGAGCAACAAAGTGCTCAATGGGATTGGTCTAATAATCTGGTAGGCAAGGTTCATAAGGAAATTCAGATACCAATCACCTCTGATGCTGATAAGAAGTATCTCTCTGATACTATGAAGAGGGGGTGTCTGGACTACCTAAATTATATAAGAGACAAGAATAGAGCATATAATTGGTATAAGATAGCAGGGCATAGCACAGTACCAAAAATAGAAAATATCCACTTAACCCAAAGTTGGATTGTTAGTCAATATGCTGGGGAGTACAATCCTTGGCACAAACATAGTGGAGACTTCTCAGCAGTTGTCTACTTAAAAATACCAGATGGCATGGAAGGTGAATTCCGAGAAGATGCCGAAGACCATTACCCTGCGAATGGTTTGATTGAATTTATGTATGGTGAGGCATGTGATTTAAGGAGTGACGGTTTAAAATTTAAACCAGAAATTGGCAAGTTGTTAATTTTCCCTTCTTATCTAAAACACTTTGTTTATCCATTTCATGTAGAAGGTGAAAGAAGGAGTATGAGTTTTAATGCCCATATGCAAATAAAAAAATGATTTTAGTAGATATGAATCAGATATCAGTGGCAAGTGTCATGATGCATCTGAATATGGAGAAGACAACCGCACCAGACGGCAATATGGTACGACATATGATTCTCAATTCGTTACGTATGTATCGTTCACGATTTTGTGAAGAATATGGTGAATTGGTGTTGTGTTATGATTCCAAACATTATTGGAGAAAAGACTTTTTTCCTCAGTATAAAAGCAACCGCAAAAAAGTGAGAGAGAATTCTGATAAGGATTGGAACGCAATTTTTGAATGTCTCAATGAGATCAAATCAGAACTTAAAGAGTCCTTTCCTTACAAGCATCTTGAAGTTTATGGTGCTGAAGCAGACGATATAATTGCCGCCCTATGTCTTGAATTGGAATTTGACAATGGCAAGACATTGATCCTATCTGGAGATAAGGACTTCATTCAACTACATAAATATAGGAACGTATCGCAATATAGTCCAATAACAAAGAAGATGATTAATGGCACTGATCCCAAAGAATATTTAAAAGAACATATTTTGAAGGGTGATGCTAGTGATGGAATACCTAATGTATTATCACCTGATCATACTTTTACAGAAGGATTACGGCAACGTCCTTTAGGTAAGAAGAAGTTAGAAGATTTTAAGGAAAATGGTTTACCTACTGAAGAGATAAAACGAAATCATCAAAGGAATGAGAAATTAATCAATTTGTCATTATCCCCAGAAGATTTATATATCACAATTTTGAAGGAATACCAAGAAGCAAAAGAAGGTGATCGTAGCAAATTGCTTGATTATTTTATAGAAAAGAGGTTAAGAAACCTCACTGAATCGATAGGAGAATTCTAAATGCAACAAGAAACTTATACACCACTATTTTCAGAAATTTTGGACAAGGTGTCTAAACTGAAAACTAAACAACAAAAGGTCACATATTTACAAAAATATAACACTGATGCTCTTAGGCAGATACTCAAATCTTCCTTTGATCCTAAAGTCAAATGGGCATTGCCTTTTGGTGAAGTACCTTATGTTGCTAATGATGCTCCCGAAGGTACGGAGCATAATGTGCTCTCTTATGAAAGTAGAAAACTTTACCATTTCATTGAGGGTGGCAATCCAAAACTTTCACAGAATAAACGAGAAACTATGTTTGTGCAGATGTTAGAAGGCCTTCATCCAGATGAAGCAGAAATCCTAGTCGCTGCAAAGGATAAGATTCTGCATCAGAAATATAAAGGACTTTCTGCTAACGTAGTGAAAGAAGCATTTAATTGGACAGAGGAATATATGAAACCAGATCCAGTAGTATATCCCCAGACCCCCGGCGCTGCAAATGGTTAATACTGACCATTCGAGAATATGGCAATGTGTACATCATAAAGCAATAAATGGTGAACATGTCATGCTTGGACGTTTTAAGGGAATTTTTATTTATGATGAGGAATATGGTGATGAAGATGAAGGTTTTGAGCCTGGAACTCGATTTGAAGACCTTCCTAAAAATTGGTGTTGTCCTGATTGTGGTGCGACCAAAGATGCATTCGTAGAGATTGTATAGATCATGAATTATAAAAAGTGGCAATGCATTGCATGTGAATATGTTTATGATGAAGAACTGGGAGATGAAGACGAAGACCTCCCGCCTGGCACCAGATTTGAAGATATACCAGATGATTGGTATTGTCCTGATTGCGGTGCTACTAAAGCAATGTTTATAGAATTGGAAGACTGAACCAAATTATCGAAGAAAATGACAGTAGTGACATTATTGCAACACCCCTCAAATAACGACAAAATAGGTACGATTTTACTTGACATTCTCTTTTCCATGTGGTATTATTAGTAATAATCAAGAGAGAGAGAAATGACTGTTAAATCTAAAACTGCTGAATACAAAAAAGAGTATTACTACGCCAATCACGAAAAATCTTTAGCTTCGGCCAAAACCTATCGTGATAAGAATAAGGATAAGGTTAGGGATTCTCTAAATGCATGGAGAAAGAAAAATCCCGAAAAAATTCGTGCATACGGTGCCAAATATCGTGATGAAAAACGTATCGAAAAAGAATATACAGATTGGAATGATACGCTTCGTGATTTAGGTTACGCTGATTTAATCAATTAATTGAAATTAACTGTTGACAAATCCTATTCCATGTGGTATAATTAATTATAATGAGAGAGAGAGAAAATGTTTGACAAAGACGGCAACTACTACCCTAATGATGATGAATTGAATGAGTTTGAAGAATATGAGGAAACTGAATAATGATTGAAGTTGGTTCAAAAATTAGGTTTAATTACGGTGCAAT